TCAATCTGGGCATCGCCAGTGACAGTCAGTTCGTCAGCGGTGTTAAACCGTGAGATGCCAGCACCGATATAGGCCATTAGGTAATCTCCAAGATGGACAGAGCCACGTCAGCAGAACTTGCTGTGTTGCTCGTAACCTTCAAAACGTCACTTGCATTCAGGACAACCTTCTGCTCACCCCCAACGACAACAAGGCTACTACCTACCGGAATAGGTGCAGCCTTGATAAGATATACGTTGTCGCCGTCATTGTTCTCAATCTGCACATCTACCTCAATCTGTGAGGTCACGATGTTGGCAACAGTGAGGCCAATGATGGTGGTTTCGGTTGCTGATGCCCCGGTGTGTACAGTGGCAGCAGATGTGCCTACACCAGTGTCAGTAACGAGTTTAAATGCGTTTGCCATTTATTACTCCATTTCGGTATAATTATACCAGATTATCATTCACTTGTCAAGCGTTTTTTAGATATTCAATTGCTCTTTCTAACAAGTCAATATCATCTCTTAGATTACCTATTCCTGTATTACAATTACTGCAGAGTAATCCTCTGATTTTTCCAGTACCATGACAATGGTCTACTGCAAATGCTCTAGAGACATCTTCCTGACTTATGCCACATATAGCACAGCTATTTTGTTGCATTTCTAAAATTTTTAGGTATTCCTGATAGCTAATGCCATACGCTTTTTTTAATTTTATATCTTTATCTACTTCATAAACATATGGTTTTTTATGTTTATTCTTGTGGTATGACTCTCTTTCATATTTGCGCCTACAATCTATACAATTTGGACGTTTTCCATCATGGTATAATCGCCCATCGGGAAACTCATCGTAAGACTTAGTTACGCCGCATGTCTTGCAAGTCTTTGTTTTCATTAATAAACTCAGCCCAGAGCAATTGCCAATGCCACAGCTTGGTCAGCGGCTGCTGTCTGTGCAAACGCAGTCGTAGCAATAGTTGTGTTGCTAGTGCCAGCAGCCTGTGTTGTGGTAGTAACAGCACTGGACAGTGACCCACCATTAATTGTCGGGCTAGTCAGTGTTTTGTTAGTCAAGGTTTGTGTGCCGGTCAGAGTTGTGACAGTGTTATCAATAGCAACAGTAAGCGTGTTACCAGAACCTGAAGTGTCAATACCTGTGCCACCGGCAATGTCCAGTGTCTCGCTGTCAAGGTCAATGCTTAATGCGCCACCACTGTCACCCTGAAAGTCCAAGTCTTGTGCAGTAACTTGACTATCTACGTAGGCTTTTATTGACTGTTGGGTTGCAAGATGACTTGCACTGTCAGAAGACATATTGTCTTCATCTTTAATGGACGTTCCACTTATTGTACCGTTTAGCACAGCACTTGTCAAGGTTTTATTTGTAAGTGTATCTGTGGTGGCACGACCTACAAGTGTGTCAGTGCTAGTTGGCAGGGTAAGAGTACCAGTGTTGCTTATGGACGAAATAACCGGAGTGGTCAGTGTTTTATTTGTAAGCGTCTGCGTACCAGCGAGGGTGGCTACAGTGCTGTCTATAGCAAAGGTCACAGCATTGCCAGAGCCGCTGGTATCAATGCCCGTGCCACCCGTGAAGGTCATGGTTTCACTGTCTAGGTCAATAGCCAGCGCACCACCGCTGTCAGCTTGGAAGTCCAAGTCCTGCGCAGTTATCTGTGCATCCACGTAGGTCTTAATGGCTTTTGCAGATGCCAGCGTCGTATCTGTGCCAGCCACACTTGACAAGTCAGTATCAAGCACACCAGACTTGAGGTTGTCTACTTCAATATTGGAGACAGTGTTGTTGTCTACATCAATTGTCTTGTTAGTAAGTGTCTGCGAACCTGTCAGCGTAGCTACGGTGCTATCAATAGCAAAAGTAACAGTATTACTTGAACCACTAGTATCAATGCCTGTGCCACCTGTAAGCGTGAGACTCTCGCTGTCAAGGTCGATAGATAATGCTCCACCTGTGTCTGCAGAGAAGTCGAGGTCTTGGGCTGTGAGTTGTGCGTCAACATAAGCCTTGATAGACTGTTGTGTAACCAGCGCAGTAGCACTGTCGGATGCCATGTTATCTTCATCAAGAATGTCCGTTACAGTTGTAGTTGGCATCGCAATGCTATCTACATATGCAACACCATCAATGTACAGGTCTTTCCATTCGGCACCAGAGGCACCCAAGTCGTGTGTATCGTCAGCGGAAGGAATGATGTTAGAGGCAACATCAGCCGTAATGGTCACTGTGTCACTGGCAGCATTACCAAGTGTGGTATTGCCATTGACAGTCAGGTTGGCAGTAATAGTGGCACTCTCGTCCACCTGCAACGTGTCAATGGTTGCTGTACCATCAAGGAACAGGTCTTTGAACTCAAGGCTACTAGTACCCAAGTCAATGTCGTTGTCAGTGACAGGTACAATTACACCATCCTGAAAACGTACCTGTTCAGTCGTGCTACCAGACACATCTACAAAAACACCAACCCGATTGTTAGTGTCATCTACAACAACTTTGTTAATTGGAGTGGTAACGCCGGGGTCACCAATCAGCCCAATGACTGGACCTTCGGCTGCTGTGCCATCGTGTTTGTGTCCACTGCTATTATTAAACGCAGCAAGAAGCTGGTCAAATTCGTCATTACTGTCGGACGCATTAATAACGTCGCCGTCAGTATACGTTGACTGTCTATTATATCCTGCCATTAGCGTCTTGCTCCTGCATCAAATTCTAGCTGAAAGCCCTTGAGTGTGTATGGGAATGACTCAGCATTATCTACAACTCGCATGGCTACAGCAAAGCCACTACCCTCTACAGGCTGTCTAACGAGTGGGTTTGACTGACCACCGTATGTAGCGGTGCCATACTGTGACGTTCCATATAGTGCTACAACCTTTGTAGAGTCAAATGGATATGCGGCTGGTCTGGCTGCATCTGGTGACTCATAGTCATATCTCAAGAACAGGTCTGAGTTGATTGTACCAGTTGGTGAGTAGTTAATAATTACTCGCTGGAAGTTCTTGCGAATACCAGCATCTCCCATTGTCATATCAGGTGAACGATATCGCCCCACAATGTTTGTGCCGTCAAATGTGTTGCCTTGTTCCTGCCTGTACACATAACCGTCAAAGCCACCGTGTATTACAAATGTCTCACCTTGAGTTGTAAAAAAGTCGGTGGACGAAGGCTGAATACCTTTTGTGGTGGCAAACTCAAAGCCCTGCTGTTTACGTACTGCAATAATACCTTTTGTTGTCGCTAGTGTATCTGCCGTTGTATTTACACGGAACAAACGGTATTGGGTCTTACCCGGTACTACAATGCTTTCAAATTCGTCTACGTCAGTGTCATCAAACAGTTCTTTGATATTCCCTGATATAGTTCCCAGTTCAACATCATTAATTCTTTCGGTACCTGCAACGGTGCGAAGACCATCTCGCCCAAGGAATATGATGTCACCGGCAAGTTCTTGGACAGTAAAGCCGTTAAGGCATCCGATATCTCTTGTAATTGGTTGGAGTACAAAATCTGCAACTGTGTTACCTGTCAGTCTGTATATACGTTCTTCGCCAAATATAATCAGTTCGTTACGAAACGGAAACAGTGCTGTTACTTGACTGTCAATGCGAAGACTACCTGCACCATTAGCTGTACTAAAGTCACTGTCGGTAAAGGGTGCAGTAAAGATAATCTCTTCTTTGTTAGAAGTATGTCCTGCAAAGAATAGTGCGTCTTTAAAACCTGTCACAAACTTTGGGTTAGCCGGTGCGCCTGTAGCATTAAGGTCTGTTACTGTAGTGCCATCATATTTGGTAGCGTGGTTGGCACCGTCAGCCCAAACAATATGTTCTGTGCCACCTAGATTATAACGATGGTGTGTATACTTACCAGCACTAGTACGTCCTGTATCAATCTCTGACCATGAACCGCTACCACTAGCTACTTCAAATACTTTCTCACCTCGTGCTGCAATAACCTTACTGTTAAAGTACGCAGACATCAACACTTTTTCAGTAGAACTGGCAGTCTGCGGAACAATATTGCTATTCCATTTTAGGTAGCCATTAATACGTCTGTATCCACCACGTGTATCTGGCTCAAAGTTTTCTAGTTCAAGAGCCATGCCGGGAGACATTTTGAATGTCGGCTGGTCAAGAACAAGGCCACCTTCACAGGCAAACACATACGGACTGAGTTGCGCTTCATCAGCCATGTGTTAGCCCCCTGTCGGAAATACTGAAGTACCGTACCGTTGTGATTGCGGAATGTACGTAGAACGCACGTAGCTATAGTTCCTGTTAATAAACAAACTCTGCATATGCTTAATGCCTTCTTCAAACCTAGCAAAGTTAATGCCATACTGTTGTGCCTCACCACGATACTGATAGCCGTATGCAGTGGCACCATCTACAATTACCTGACGAAACTGTTCAGGAATGCTTGGGGCATCTGTAGCAGCAGACAGTGCAGTCGGCCTTACATATGCGTCATACTTGAGTGTATATGCTTTATCTGGGTATGGATACAGGCCATAGTTGTTATCTGGTGTACGGAATACATACAGCGGCACTGCACCTACATCTGATGTACTCTCTTGGTCGATGTGTGTATCGACATACTGGTTATAGTCCATTATGCGCAGCGTTGTACCAGCCACACCAAGAGAGTCATCCTTTGAAATACGGAAGGTCTCGTAGTCTACGTTGTAAACTGTAGCACCAATTGAGTAACGTGTGGTGCCAGCTACAAGAGTTTCGGTCTGAAGTGCGTGGCTAAATGACCACCCGAACTCTCGTTGGAAAATGTAATTGATGGCATCGTTCACAGCATTCTTACACTGTGTTTGAAATCCACGAGATGCAGTAAAGTTAGAACTCGTCAATGCTACTTCATTAAAACGAGCCAATACTTCATTCGTGATGTCAAGGTAGGTATATGCCATCTGAAATCCTTAAAGGTAAAAAGAGAGGGCCAGTTGCCCAGCCCCCTCGTTTAATTAGGCTTGGTCACGGGAAACTTCAGCAGCTTCCATTTCGCCAAGTGCGCTTACATCCATCATCACGGCGAAGACACGAATTTCACCGGCAGTGAACGATGCACCTGAACCAGCAAGGGTCAGGTCCAGAGTGTCCGCAGTACCGATAACAAGGTCAGCAGAGACAGTTACGCTAGGTGCATAAGCACCATCAGCAGCACCGTCAATGTCAAACGCTGTTACGTATTCGTTGTCGTCTGCGCCAGTGCCAAGGATGGCAGTAGCATCAGTACCCGTGTTCTGAGTTGCACTGGAAGTTACCTGAAAACCAGCAGCAAGAATCTTGGTGTTCGCAGGAACAGTGATACACTGTACTACGTCACCGTTAGGATTGATGCTGTTAGCAGTAAGGTCAACGACCTGCTCAACCATGTACGGATTGCGTCCACGCTGGGAGTTACCCATAGCAGGAGCAAGAGTAGCAGTAATTGTAGCCATTTTCTAATCTCCCTTTAGCGGACGTTGTAGATGGCGTTAACAAGTGCTTCGGGACGAAGAATCTTGCGGCCATACAAATGCATTCCACGAACAATGTCAGCAAAGCTGTCAGGGTCACGGTAGGTTTCGGTCTTGTTAATCTGCTCTGCAGTTGCAACAGCAGACGAGTGACCAGCAACAATCACACCGTAGTTGGTTGAGTTGGTGTCTGCTTCAGTAGCAGGACCGGAACCAATTGATGGAAGGTTGTTAGACACGTGGATGGTGAAGCCATGAATGGTTCCAGCCATCTGACCATTTTGCAGACCAGAACCGCCGAAGTCAGCGTTGAACAGACGTGAGTCTTCGTCCTTCAGAAGTTCAGCAAAAACTGGGTCAACTACGAGCCAGCGGCCTTGCGAGTCTACATTTTGCTGGTCCAGTTTACGACCCATACGGGCAATAACTGACAGCGGGTTGGCGTTACCAGCAGCAGTAGGTGCTGCAGTATTACCAGTACGAACGGTCAGGGCAATCGAGTTGCCGCTAGAACCAGCGTTAAAGTCGCTGCCGTCCAGCTTCATGCTTGCAAGCAGTTCGTCCGAACCGGCGGTAGAAACAGCTACGGAGCCGTTTGTTACGTCGTTTGCGGTGTCTGCATTTGCATGCAGAGCAGACTGCTTAAAGCCTGACAAGTAGCCAAGAACGTCTTGGTCAAACTGGTCAGCAAGGCGGTAAGCCGCACGGTCACTTGCCAGAGACTGGAAGTTAACGTGGCTGTGTGCCTCTTCAATGTCATCAACCTTAAACGCAAAGTAGTTAGCTTTGTCGATTGTCAGGCTGAAGTCTTCGTCGTCAAGGTCTTGCGGCGTGATGGTTGTACCACGGGCGTAAGCCTTAACTGTGATTTCGGGTTCTTTGATGACCTTAACGGAATCACCCATTTGAGCAATCTCACCGAAGTAATCGGAGTTCGTGATTGCTTCACAAACAGCGGCCTTGCGGAAAGCAAGTTGCACCTGTTTGCTGTAAATGACGGGCGAAAAATTACCGTTAGGAAGGTTACCATACCCGGCAGCGGTAGTGAATGCCATGATGTTTCTCCTAAATTAGCATTTTACAGATGCAAACTCACCAGACTAATCAGAGGCTGATTCACTATGGGTGCGTATCTTAAACTAGGTGGCCGCCCAGTTTGTCAACGGGCCATGCTCGTCAGGTAATCCATAAGACTGAAGTGTTTGCGGATTAGGCATAAGCAGGTAGCGAACCCACTTACACCTTTGATGACTATAGTTATACTAAAAAATAACCATTTGTCAACACTTTTTTTTACCTGGCTGAACCAGATATATCATAGATAAACTTTCCACTACGGATAGCTTCCATGATTTGGTCAGAGTTCTTCTCGTATTCTTGTGGTGACATACGTTGAACTTCCGATTCTTTTAAATAAGAAGATGCCTCATTCTCTTGCGGCTTGCTTCTAGTATTCTTTGATGTGACAGCTTCTGCTGCATTACCCTTTGACTTTTTCTTAGTCGTGATGTTTCTGTCTGTTTTGTACAAGTCAATAGCACGGGCAGCAGAACGAGCATCATTGTCGTTCTCATAGAGTGCTTCCTGTACCCACTTAGGCTGTTCATCAGCCCACTCGTGAAAGTCATCGCTATCCCTAATCTCGTCAAAGTCAGGATGCAGTCGCATTAGTTCCGCTTCTGCTTTTTCTCGTTTGGCGTTAAATTGCATTTCATCAACTGCCTTAAACCTATCCTCAAGTTCTTTAGACTGTTCTTGAGCCTTTTTGGCAGCAATAGTTTCAATAATAGCAGCAACATCTGGGTATTCCTTTGCCCAAGCCTCTAGGTCTTCGTCGGACTTTGGTAGCTGCATTTCTTTGCGGGTAGCAGAATCAAGTTGAGATTTTAATTCTTCTAGTTGCTTTTGAAACTCGCGTTCTTTTTCTTGTGTATGACGCCGTAAGTCACCATACCGTTTCTTAAATGTTTTTTCTTCAGATGAAGTAGGTTCGTCTTCAGACTCCTCAACCTCACCTTTTTGTTCTTTCATAAGCTGTTCAAGTTCTTCTTCATCTTTCTTGATACGCTCATCATTACTATACGGCTTTGATACAAATGCCTTGGTTTCTTGGGGCTTCATCTCTTCAGCCATGATTGTGTCATTCATAGGTTTCTCCTATCTGGGGCCATCGTAGCCATGCAGGGGGATGGGTAGGCCAGTTAATCTAGCTGTTTAACGTGCTGCTAGTCCACGTTTGCGAGAAGCACCTTGCGGTGGCCTCAAGCGAATTTGTTGCATTAGGTCAGGGCCAAGTAACTTTGCAAGTACGCGACCTTCTTGTGTACCCATAAGACGACGGATATCATCTTTCTCTTCTTCAGAAAGCGACATATAACGCTCTCTAATTAGTGCAAGTAACTCGTCCATAGTTCTTCATTCTCCGATAAATTGCTGTGGCATATACGCCAGGAATAATTACTGCGAGACCAAACAAGCCCTTTGCAGTATACTTTTTATTAATGAACGCTTCATACACATCCTTAACAACAGATGCTGACCAATCCGATTTAGCAACAAGATTATCTGCAACCCACTTACCCCAGATATCATATCCCTCTTGCCACATGCTAGACTGTTGACGATGCCACCTACGAAGTTCTTTAATTTCTGTAATGGTCATCTGGTTGCGCTTCCATGATGCAGTACAACAGTATGTACCGCCGCCACTATCACTGTCGTCTGAAGCATCCGCTTGTGCTTGATATCTAGAAGATTCTGCGGCTCTAGCCCGTTGTTCATTTTCTCTACGGGCTGCTTCCTGTCGCATAGCTTCTGCTTGACGTTCAATAGCTGCGTCACCATCAGAACCACTCTCACGAAGCTGTTGTCCTCGTGATGTTGTTACTGCACGGCCCTGTGCTACGGCTGGTAACAGGGCGACCAGAACTATCCGTGACAATGTTCCCACGACCTTCTTCTGCAGCAACTCTGTCAGCTTCATCTGTATCTGTTTGACTTTGTTGACGGCGACTTTCTTCTGCAACAATTGCCTCTGCGCGTTCTGCATCACGCTCTTCCTGTCTACGTCTTGCTTCATCTGCCATACGTTGACTTTCGCCTGCAACAACCCCTTCATAGTCAATGTCTGCTGGAGTTGTGTCCCTCCTAGCACTAGGCTGACCACGAAGAATTGCATCAGGTACACGAGGACGTGACATTGGTAAAGAAATATCATCCCCTGTTGGTCTAGCCACCGTTTGACGACTTACTATAGGTGAGTCTGGATTACGCAAGTTCATTGCCGTAAGCCCTGTGGCTGGTGCTGCAGCCAATGAGCCATCTGCCTTTACGCGGAAGAAGTTATCACCTACCTTCTGATAATCTGTAAGTTTACCAAAACGATTGATGGTAGCAACCTCTGCATCTGCAAAGACAGGCGCAGTTGGTGCGTCAAGGCGTGTCATGCGCGTTGAATCAGACAGACGTTCCTCCGGTCCAGTAAGACGAGTGCCTACAGGGAAACCAATCTCCATTGGGTCAAAGCGTGTACCAGCTGCTGTAGTCTCTTGCCCAAACAATCTAGCAATGTCGCCCTCAGTTGCCGGGCGACCTGTGCTTAGTTGTCCCACATTTGAACCACCTGCCATAATTGGGCTTGCAGCACGTGGTCCAGTAGTTGTAAGTGTAGCACTAGGCAATGGTCCAGTCCCAATACCATCAGCAGTTCTTGGTGTTGCCATACGTGCAGCTTCACCAGCGACTACACCCTCGTAGTCAATATCTGCTGGAGTTGGTCTTACCGCTGGTTGTGCAGCTGTAGCCTCTTCTCTTTCTGTTTCTGCTTGCACCATGAGTGCTTCAGACAAAGGTTGATTTTTATATTCTAAACCTAAGTCTTCATATATTTCACGGGCAGCGTCACTTTCCAATTCTTTTCGATTGCCACCAAAACCTAAAATTCCTCTATCTAGTCCTGCAGATTGATTGATTGCTTGATTAGCTGCATCAGTATAATTAAATAGCTGATTAATTATTTGTGTGGTTTCAGGGCTTGTTCTATCTTCCTTTAGTCGATTGTACAAATCGCGTGACATAGTTGCTTGTTGGCCGTCACGTGTAAGTGTAACACGGTCCACCCGTCCTGTCAAGGCTCCTAGTATTCCCGGTGCAGTTGTACCACTTGAATCATAGGATACCCCGTATGTTGTGCCACCAAATATACGACCATCGGAAACTGTGCCACCAAATACTGCAGTCGCTGACGGAGCAGTGCTTGGCTCATCTGATGGGTCATCTTGTTGAACAGGTTGCATAGGAGCCTGTACGGGTTGTTGCTGTGCAGGGTCTTGTGGAGCAGTTGTTGACTGCAATGTGTAGCCCGGCGGAATTGGATACAAAGGCTGGCCATCAATAAATGGTATCTGTAAAGTCTGACCCTCTGCATTAACATATGTTCTAAATTCTGTTTCAACACGTGGCACAAGCTGTTCTGCAGTAAGTAATGGACCAGTTGGTTGTGGTGAAGCTGCAATGGAATATGGACTTGTAATTCGCTGTTGAATTGGCGCGGTTTCTTGAAGCTGTGCAAAACCTGTAGGCTGTTGTCCTTGTAAAGAGGTGTATGGCTGAAGCTGCGGTACAAAACCACCAACCTGCATCTGCATAGGCTCGTCATCCACAATCAAGTCATCCATGTTAAATGGAATGCCATCAGGAATTGTAGCTTCGTCTGCATTACCCATCTGACCCATTGCGTCCATGCGCTGCAAGCCAGCTTTTGCTTCGTCACGTAATGCCATCATCTTGTCTAGTCCGTGATAGCGCACAACGTCGGCTGGCATAACAAACTCGCCCTCACTAAGTTGGGCAGGAATGTCGTCGCGCACTTCTTTTTGCAGGGAGCCTACTGGAACATCGTTGCCTGATATTGGGTCTGTTGTCCCTCCCTCATCCATGAGGCCACCCTCATCAAATAGTTCCATTTGTTTCTGCATTGAAACTTCGCCACCCTTATTAAAGCCAATCCTTGTACCAGGAATGACCATACCCAAACCAAAAAGACCGGGTTTACGGTCTATCAAACTTGGGTCGTCTAAATATCTATTAACATTCTTTTGATATTCTTGATTTTTTTCTGGGTCAGTGCTACCATGATAGACACGCAAAAAACCATCGTGGTCTTTCACATCAAGTGCTTCAGCTTCTCTAAGTTTTTCATCAAATACAATATCCGCAATTGCAGAATAATATTTTTCGTGGTCTTCTCTGGGAATAAATCCTGTGCCAAAAGAACCAAAAGATGCTCTATCCTCTGCTGTTGCTTCTCGCTCAATACCTATACCAGCATCATTATAAAACTTTGCTGCACCTTGGTCTAGATTTACTTTGTTTTTTCCTTGAGCAACAAGTTTATTTGCGTAGGATTCTAACTCAGGAGAGAGTTCATTGCCTTTCTCTTTATATGCAGCAAGAGCATTAGCAATAGTAGAGTATGTTATTTGTCTAGGACCAAACGCAGAAGACGGGTTTTTCTTTCTAGACACTCCTGTAAAGATATACGGCCAGCCCTCCTTAGTATCTTTATACGGACCTACCTCGTGCGCCTCAATAGCGCGAACAACGTCTTTACGTGAGTGCTTTTTAAATATTGACATTTTGTGTCACCACATCTTTCTTTAGTTGTTGCATCTTTTTCAACACGGCTATTGCTCCCTGTGAACGATACAATAAAATTTCATTGTCTGCTTGTTCCAATGACTTTTGTTGTATAGTAATTAAACTATCTAAATAATTACTGAAGTGGGGCCACTGCTTGCTGTTGACCAGCGGCTTCAACTTGCTGAGTAGTTCCTTGTCCATTTGCACTAAATCCTTGCTCTCCCGGCACAGGTGCTTGTCCTACGCCAATTGTACCGCCCCCTGCACCAGTTGGGTCTGTTGGGTCAACGCCAGCCGGTGGTTGCTGCTGATTTTCTGCTGGGGCTTGAAAGCCTTTGAGAAGTTCAGCTTGAAGAGCAGCCTCATCCATATTGTTAGTAACCTTGTCGGGGTCAAGGTCAAGTGATTTTGCAATCTCACGAATAATATACTGAAACTTAGCAAATGGTGCCAAAGCAGGATTACTTGCCACACCAAGGAATTGCATAAGCCTCTGACTACGAACCTCGTTAGCCATGAGACTTTCTGTGCCTCGTGCTTTCACTTCAAGGTCGCCCTTAATAGTTGGGTCAAAGTCAAACTGCATATTAAACCGGAAAAACCCTTCACCAAGTGGACGCAAAAGATAATCGTCTACATTCTTGATAACATTTTTTGTTCCACCAGAAGCAGCATTCATTAACATAGAAATACCGCTGGCTGTCCGGCCCACACCTTGTACGCCTGTTTGACCATGTGCGTATGATGGAAAGCCAGTGCTTTCGTCTGCCAGCACACGAGCCTTGTCAAATAGCATCATGTTCTCTGAGGAAACATTTGGGAACTTTGTACCAAAGATAGCCTGACCGGGTGCGCCACCCTGACGACGGAATACCTTGCCCGGATACAGTGAAGGTCTTGCCCGGCACCAAATTAGTTTCGTCTACTTCTACAATCAAGTTACCAGATAGTACAGCGTTGTCCACAGCCATACGCATGAAGCCATTCATCAGCGTCTGCGTATCATCCATGTTCTCTGCAATGCCTACCCCAAAGAAACTGTATGGGTTTATCTCATACGGAGAAGCATGATAAGGTATCTTTGCTGGCTTGAAAGGATTAAGAACGACACGAAGTAGCTTGTTATTACAAACCCAAATGTTGGCTTGCAATTCATCAAACTCTTTTAGTTCGTCCGGTATATCAACATTGTTTTCTTCTAGCATACTGGTATCAATAGTACCCCAATACTCTAGAACTTCAAATCTTTCAATCCCATGTTCTGGTGCATAATCTGCAAGGTCATCTTCCCAATACTTTTTTGTGTAGTTTTCACCCAATGCAATTGCTTCATCAATAACTTGACCACGGAAGTATGGACGCTTCTTTAGATTGACGCAGCTGTGAACGTGACATCTTATGTCGTTCAATTACATACTGCGCTTCATCCATGTTATTGCATCAGGGTCAGGATAAAAGTTCCAAACAGATACATGCTGAACTTGCGGAACTGTTTTAAACAGTGGGTCATAGTTCACCGTCTTCATTCCAATTAGGATACTCTTTATCCGTAGCAAATGGACCTTTCATTACGCCTGTACCAAACAGTGCCATCTCAAATGCAGACTTACGCAGATGCTTAGTAGCACCAGACTCTTCAAGCTGGTCGTGTATCTTCTTCTGCATCTTTTTAGCTGCAATCATAGCAGGGCTAAATGTAATTGCTGTAGGAGTTTTACCCGGACCTTCTTTTAGTTTCTTCTACAGGCTCTAGTTTGTTTGCAAGCGACCTAGCTTATCCTGCAAGGATTGTGCAGTAGCACCAGCAGGGAACTCTACGCCATCTCCAGCAAACCCATATGGACTAGACAAAGCTGTCTCACCCTGAAGTTGTTCTGGTTCCTGTGGGTCAAAGTGTACACTTTCAACTACGCCTTCAGGAAGTTCTGTAGGGTCAACCGACAAAGGGAATTTATTAGCAGCAAATAGTACATCAACAATTTGACCATAAGCAGCCAGTGTTTTTGTTTTTGTTACCTTAATAAATATGCGAGACTTTTCTGCTTCAGTGAATTGTACATCAGGACCATAAAGTCCACGATAGTTGCGATAAGCACGAAGCCATCTTTCTTCATCTTGATAGCGATAGTCTTCTGCCCGTTGATATCGGTCCATAATAAATGGAATAATGTTGGATACTTCAGCGTCTTCAGCCACAGTATCCTCTGTATCTTCAAGAGCGATAGCATCATCTTCAATCATCATTTCATCTTCGGCCATAATGTTTCCTTAATATCCAAATGTAGAATCTGCTACCGGCATACCTGTCGATGGTCGCCCGTGCGGGTCGTAGTCGAAAATAGAGAACCGGGGTCGGGACATAATACCGTACCGGAGTGCGTCATACAAATGGTCTTCAGACTTTGTGTCAACGTCTTCTGGATTTTCTTTGTCCAACGGGATGGACGGTAATTGACCGATGACATTTGTACAGCTATTAAAGAATACAAGTCTTGGTTCCTCTGTAAATTCGTCTATCTGTAGTCTACGATGTATTTCGTTCTTACCTGCTACACGGCTACCACGACTACGGTCTGATGGTCTCCAGCGACAGCCTTTGCTAATCATTTGCTCCGCAAGAGAAGGACCAGTATCGCCACGCTTGTGCCAAAGACTGCTATCCAAAACACCATACTTAATGTTGCCATCTTCAGCTTCCAAATCCAATATCATATCTGCCAAGTCTGTTGCCAATACTTTACTGACGTACAATTCTCTATATACAACCAGTTGCTCATCAGGCGCAACGGCAAACCAAATAACACCAGAATAACTGCCGTAACCATAGTCACATGCACGAAACTTGACCCAGTTGTTAGGGATACGAAAAGGCTCCACAACATGAACATCCCTATTAAACTCAGTAAACGCTGCACCTTCTTTGATGTCCCAATCGCCTTCAAGAAGCTGCCTACGCTGCTGCTCTGGAAGAGAGAGAAGCATGGCTTCATAGTCTCCTGCTGCAGATAGGTACGGGTTATCAGAAAGTCTTGCTGGGATGAACCGTCTTTTAAATAGAGACTTTCCAGCCTTGCTATGTCCTGCTGGGTACTTGAGTACTTCTCCTGTTTCAATGTCGGTTGCATCAAATGTCCTGTTATACGGTGCAGGGTCAATAAACATCTTCTTGACCCACTGATGTCCCCGTCCACCGGGGTTAGTTGTAGCCCTCATAAAGATAGGCAAGTCTGGTGCAGTGGACCGTAGACGAGAACGCATGTAATTCCATGCATATGGTGTGGCCCACTGAGTTAATTCGTCAAACCCTATCCAGCTAAATGCCAGACCCTGATAACGCAAGACATCATCATCTTATCCAGATATGACATCCACAACCTTGCGCCAGATGGTGCAGTCCACTGCATCTTACGTTCTGACCACTTAATACCCGGCCAGATTTTCGGGTACAACTCCTGCGACTTAAATATCAGTTCTCGCAGTTCTTCTGTTGTGTGTCGCAACAGTAGTCCACTGAACTGTGGATGACCCATATATCGCAAGGGGTCTGCCAACATGGCGTAGCTTTTACCACCACCGGCACTACCTCCGTATAAAACTTCACGTTCACTAGCAGCCAGAAATTGGGTCTGTGGCCCTTCGTTTGGCTTGAACAACACATTAGCGTGTTCTTCAATGCTGCTAGTTTCATATGAAACTTCTTCAATATCAACCGTTGGCTTTGGAGCCTGTTCTTGTTTCTTCGATTGCTTTCGCTTTGGCGATTGCCGTTTCCGCATACTCTGCCCACTTGCGGAGGCTTTCAGCTTGGTTCTTACGCTGTCGTTCATGTGCTAATCTTTTGCGTAGCCCAACATGTGATATGTATCTTCCAGAATTTGCCGACAACCAATTTGCCACCTCCCTGTATGAATAGCGTTTCACATGTTTTCGTGCAGTCTCAAGTAAATCTAACTCTGTGGCTACTGGCAAAAGTATGTCGGGGTCACTCTCATCTGCCATGTATCCAAATGGTATTGTTCTTGCTATGCGTGGGACTGGAACCCACTCTTCCTCATCCTTTAAATCAGTAGGCTGCGGTAGCTTCCATTTTCCTGCTGTTCTGCTCATTTTCTTTCGGCCTAGCAAATACGGTATCGCAATCTTTACATATACGCCTATTGCGTCCTTGTCGTTTCATATTCCTAGTAAAACAATTTGGACACATATCATTCTTGCGTCCCTCCTTGATACCAGCGTTCCAATCAATGAACTTCATCGTCTTCCACGACGGCTTTAGGTGGCATAAGCATAACACCACCAGATGCTTCGACTTGCATCTTTCTGTTTTCACAAGACCTACACGGTCAAGCAGTTCCTTCGCTGCAACCATCTTGTCACGGATGCCAAGTTCAGTTGGGTCATATAATGCACCTGTCATCGCCATTGCCGCCTTCGGCGCATTACGTGCCATGTACATTTGAGTCGCCTCAAGTATCTCTTCTTTAATACCCTTAACAATTTCTGCAGTACTAGAAGTGTCAGCATATCCTGCCATCTTTTTAGCTGCAACCATATCGCCGCCAGCTTCATCAAAAAGCACGGCAAGGAACTTTTGTTGTTTGTCTGTTAGCTGTCTAGCCATTAAAACTCACCATGATGCATTGCGTGGGCTAATTTTGTACTACGTGATTTTACTTGAATTGCCCACCTGCTGTCAAGCATTTCTTTCGCCGCTATGTCAAATTTCTTTTCATGGACAGCGTTCCACATTTTTTGAAACTTTCGGAGACGAGGTACACCCATATTAAATGCCATGTCCATCAGTACAAGTTGACGTACAGCGTCTAACTCCTCAACGCAAGGGTGCGCACGAACCAGTTCCTCTTCGACTATCTGTACGTCATTCTTTGCAAGGTACATGGCATCAGCTTCAGTAATACCGTACTCATAGACAGCATCCATGCTAGGAATGTCCATCCAGTCCAGTTCTTCCTTTGTGATACCACGGTCCTCTAGGTTGCGTCCGATACCAATCGTATCAATACCAAGCGTATCTTTGTACACTTGAAGGCGCAGACCTTCGTGTGCTATAAGTTTGTTTACAAAGTTCTCAGAGTTATATTTCATTTCTCATGCCCCATCCATACCGCAAATGCACCTGTCATGGCCCCCGTGACTACACTCACTAGACCCGCCTGTGCGTTGGTAGGGTCTGGCAATGTCATAAACCACTCCACTACCCGCCAAGCGGATATTGACATCATAATCATCATCAAGCGGGGCAGTATCTTCCACTTGAGTAGTCTTTCCATTGTTACTTCTGCCACGATTAATCCTCGCTTGTTCTTCGGTTGTTCTGTCGTGCATACTCCACATCTGCAATAGGACTACCCTTTTCCAAATAACCTAGTAGCACTGCGAACACCAAAGCTGGCAGCAACGATAACACCAAGGCTATACTGATACCATGAAGGCATTGCTTGGAGTTGGGCAAATCCATTTGCCACTACTTCTTCCATACCCGGAATGAACGCAAGAATGAGAGGTATACTGAACAGAATAGTAAGCCACTCGTCTTTCCACGAAGACTTACTTCCTTTAGCCATTTCCAAATCCCAGTCAAGTTCGCCAGTAGCTTTCTTTTCCATGATTGTAGCTTCAGCTTTAGCCCGTGCAACTTTTGCACCAGTTTCTGCTTTAGTCTTTTCAACTTTTCCATTTAACCACGTCCCTGCCAGTTCAGCAACTGGCCCTATCAATAAGTTTAACATCTTTAGTTCCTGTAGCTTTTTCTTGATTAAGAATACACGGGTCTCTATATCTGGCTCCATATCAGCCAAACGAAACGTGCGTGGGTCTTTACCCGCCTCTGCGAAATCTTGCAGTCTTTTTTGCAATAGATTTAGGCTGGCGTACAAATTGTTTCCCCTTACGTGTTCCTTCTCTCTTAGCCTTAGTTGTAGCAGCATACTCTGCACTTGTCAAGGACTTTATTGCTTTTTCAGGCAAATACCTTTCACCTGTCTTGGCAGATGGCTTACCTGACTTTGTGCGCCACTTCTGCTTTGTCCAGTTTTTCAGGCTCTGTTGTGACTTTGCAAGTGCCATTAGTTTTTCTGTGACTTTCTAATTGCTTAAAGGTTTCTTGATGCTTGGTGGCTTGGTTTCGTTAGGGTCATACTTACACTGAAACTCACGGGGGAACCATTCGTCCATACGAAAAAACAATGTGTCCACCGTATTGTTCACACCATGATACACGCATACACGCTGCTTGTCTACCGTAGTGCAACCCTTCAATCTGCACGTTACATACTCTGGGTCTGCTGCTTTAGCTACGTGACCCTTCATAAATACTACGAAAGCATACAATGCCGCTGCTCCTGCAGCAACTAGCAACGTCCACGCTACAAACTCTACGAACTTCTGTCTGCGTTCACGCTGCTTGTAAAGTGTTTCTTTACGCTGCTTACGTATCTGGCCTTCCATTGCCACCAGTGAATCCCACTTAGACTTACCCATAGTCAGGCTTATCCACTGCTGTAGTTCGTATCTCTGTTGCTTTGCCTTTTCTTTGTTGGCAAATGCAGTTATAGCTTCTTGCTCTACAGATTGTCCAGCAAACAGCTTCTTAAATATAGGCGGGTTCTTTGCTTCTTTCTCAGCCTGTTCCAAGTCAGACATGGCACCCATCCATCTGGATAAGTCTCCTGCCATCTGTTCTATGTCACGGCCTACTGCAAAACCTTTTTTGATTGCACCAAACGCTGCCGAAGCAGTCGCCATTGCGCTGATGGGGTCCATCTTAATATATCCTTACGTTGTCGGGGTTAACGTATTTAGGTACACAATAAGCTGTTACTCTGTCTTTTGGGTCTAAGTATGCGCTATACTGATAATTACCATACCTCTTTGCTGACTTTTCTGCAAAATAATTGCACTCGTTAATACTACGAAAGTACATGTCGCCACTGACTAAGTTGCGAAACTCTCCTGTGCCTAAATAGACAAGAAGCAGAAATACGTGTTCCATGTCATTTGTAACCGCCTCCTGCTTTCTTATAGGCTGACGCAAGCATCTGCGCCTTACGTGCTGACCACTGACCGGGTGCGCCACCTTTGCCCCCAGCCTTGATGCGACTGAACTGACGCTTTCTCATTCCGGGCTTAGTATAGTTGCCAGCTTCATTAACTCTTGATTTGCTCTTAGGCGCACCGCCTTGCGAAAGGCTAACCGTTCTAGTCGGTTTCTTTTTCGCTGCAGTCGGTGTGGCTTTGGTTTTTTTAGCGGCTGGCTTTTTAGTGACACGGGGCATCTCCTGTCTCCTATCTCGCTGGGTCAAAAAATTCTTCACAGGCAGTAGTGATAACTAGCTTACTAGCTGTACCTGCTGTGCATTTGATAATGTCACCTGCATGAAGATACAGGGGTCTGTCTACAGTAAATATAGACTCGTATGACCCACCCGCAATATTGTGAGCAGTCAACAAGTCATACTCTGTATTATCATCTGCATGAAAAAAGTGTAGGCTCAAAGTCACGTTACCTGTGTGGTTATTACTTACAAACAAATTCTCCAAGTGTGAAGAGAAGTTTGCAGGTACGGTGTACACATTCGTCTTGTTAGTATTACCTAACGCAACTACCTCTGTACGAAACTTTGAGCCTGATTGTAGTACGGGCATTACTTCTTCTTCTTAGCCGCCATGCCGCCACGCATCATCTTCTTCTTGGCTACGGCACCGCCGCGCATCATTTTCTTTTTAGCTGCTGTCTTCATCATGCCGCCGCCCCGCATCTTTTTCTTCATTACCATTTCGTAATCTCCGTCTGTCGATAACAAGAGAGTGGAATGTCTCTACCGGAAACTTCAAGTAGTATCCACTCTTTTCTAAACTCAATGCGGCATCGTCCAACACTGAGAGCCTCTGCACAAATACCATGCAGTATTCTAAGTCAGGGTCACTGACCCCCTCTTGTAACAAGAAATCCAGCCCAGCATCTTCCGCACTGTAGTCTGGATGAAACTGCATCAAATGCATATCGGCACCCTGAGTTGACAGTGCCTCATTCATACCGTCACAGAAACCATCTAGGTATTCCATATCCGGTAATTCTTCGCTGGCCCACACAACTATATCATAGTCGTGAGACTCAAACTGCTTCACTGCGTCTACCAGTCCATCCAGCCCTGTGTTGATACTGAATGTTACCTTGTTATCTGCCCACGCCTGTTTTGCATAAGGGCAGGGAGGTAGGCCATTTAGTTTTTCATTAGGCACTTCAAGAAAGTTGTGTGACCAGTTGCGGATGTCCTGTTCTACAGGATGCATTAGCCATTGCCAGTAATCTTGTTGTATGCTTCCATACCCTTTGGTCCACTAGCCTTCAATGCTTTCAAACCTGGGTTATCTGATACAGAACCACCAGCAGAGTACATGTGTTTCTTGCCATTAGCCATACCACCGTATGCCATCTCAGCCTTCTTCATCTTCTTCAGCTTATTCTTGGGCATTGAACCAATACCAATTGATACAACCATTACGTCATCTTTTTTCTTAGCCATTAGTATTTTCCCTTACGTGATTTAGGACTAGATTGCGAGGGCTTACCTGCCCCACCCCATAGAGTACGACATGCCCAGTACCGTGCAGACAGAATGTCCGTAGCTGTGTCACACTTGTGCCTAGCACGAAATGACTTACGGGCTGCAGCACTGTAGTTGTGTCCATAGCCCGTAGCACCGAAATGAATCAGCTTTACCTTGTCACCCTTCTTAGCCAACACCATCTTCTTCTTACCTTCACGGTTAGACTTAATGGGCTTATTGTTATCCAGGGAATGTTATACCACGGTATTCTACGCTCATAGATTGATACCCTTTTTGGTAATGGGATGCTCAACACATTTGTACTTATACTCGTGAGGTACAGGAAATGACATCTGCATACTAGTAATCATTTGATGAACACGCATCACACACTGCTCTCTCGTTTCATACGGCCCCAGTTCATCTGTAGCTTCAATACACGCATTGGTCATATTGATAGCACAGGCCAATACTATTGCGGTAAACATTATATGCTTTCTTTGACGCTCACACTTAAACTTGTATTCAACGGGATTCAGCATGGTCAACTGAATGACCTCAACCATTTCTCAATACGTGCCTTACAAAGTTCTTCAGTTTCACGTAGCTTTATCGTATCTGAGAAAACAGTGCAATTAGTTGGGTCAGCTAAACTACATACCATTACAAGTGCTTTAAACATCATCAGTGTCCTTCCATCCTTCGGCTTTCATTGCAGCCTCTACATGTTTCAATGTGAAAGAACGACCATAATGTGCCTCCACAGCTTGCCTTACATAGAACACATCGCTATGGGGTATATGTAAATTATGTAATGTGTTATTCTTGATGGCATCATAGAATGCATCAACACATTGTCTGTGTATAGTTTTACAGATTTCTTTCCCATTGTCAACTACTTTTTTATGAATCATACAAATTAGTCAGGTAGGGGGGTTATTAGATGTAGCATTTAATGTTATCATATAATATCTTTAACATCTTTGTAAGGACATTTAATGTTTTATCTAATAAGAGAGTTATACCACACTTCACTGTACCCTGTCAAGAAGAAAATTATCTTTTGCTGACAAAATATGTGTTGACTTGTGTATACTGATGTCACCCGTGTTTATCATTTGCCCATGTGGTTAACACTCAATTTCCCCAATCTGTGTGCTTGTATGTATATGTACGTACGGTACGGGGGTGGTGGTCCGGCCACGGGGTGGAACAAAAGGTGAACAGCCTGGAACAAAGCGTGAACAAACGATGTAACATACTGTTTTGCAATGCTTTTTTATTATATGGCAAGAGATATGCTATCACTTGACCCCTATTGAATGCCGGATGAATGGCGCGATATAGAAAGGTGCACAAAAAATAGGCAGGATGGTG